CCAATGGCGGCCAGGCGGTGCGCTCGGCGGCCATCGCGGCGGGTGCGAGCTTGAACGAGGGCGGGGCGCCGCCAGGCCTCGAGCGGGGCGAGAGCGGGGCAAGGGCCGGGCAGAACGGGGTGGATTACGGCCAACAGCGGGCCATCCATGAGGGGTATCGGGCGCGTTTGGCCAAGGTCGAATACGAGCGTCAGATCGGAAAATTGGTCGATATCGATGCGGTGCGCGTGAAGTGGTTCAACGTCATAAGGAATACGCGGCACTTGTTCGAGGGAATGCCGGCGCGCCTCTCGGCGATCCTCGCCGCGGAAACTAACGAGTTTGAGGTGCACCGGATACTCGAGGAGGCGATTCGGCAGAATCTAAATGATCTCGCAAACGCAAACGCAATCGCTAACGCTCCTCGATGAGTCGATCGCCGACGCGTGGCGGCCGGACGAGCTCCTCACACTCTCCGACTGGTCGGATAAATTCGTCACGCTGTCGACGAAAGATTCGTCCGAGCCGGGCCCGTACCGCACGGCGCGCACGCCATACGTGCGGGCGATCGCCGATGCGCTCTCGCCGTTCTCCAATTTCGAGCGCATCGTATGGATGGCTGGCGCCCAAGTGGGGAAAACAAGGGTCGGTTTGAATTGGCTCGGATACGTGATCGACGTCGCGCCCGGGCCGATGCTCCTAGTCGAACCGACGGTCGACACGGCGCGCAAGGTCTCGAAACAACGCGTCGCGACCATGATCGAGTCGATCCCACAACTCCGGGAAAAGGTCTCGCCGGCGCGCGAGCGCGACTCCGGGAATACGCTATTCGAGAAAGAGTTTCCCGGCGGCATGATTATGATGACCGGCGCGAATTCCGCCGTCGGCCTGCGATCAATGCCGATCCGGAATCTGTTTCTCGACGAGGTCGACGGCTATCCGCCGGACGCCGACGGCGAAGGTGATCCCGTCTCTCTCGCCGAGAAACGCACGGGCACATTTTCACGGCGGAAAATTTTCTTAGTCTCGACGCCGACGATCAAAGGCCTCTCGAGGATCGAGGTCGAGTTTCTCGCGACCGATCAGCGGCGTTACTTTGTGCCGTGCCCGTCGTGCGCGTTTATGGATTGGCTACGGTGGGACCGGATCCAATGGCCGGAGAAACAACCGCAGGCCGCGCGGTGCGTCTGTACGGCGTGCGGCGTATTGATCGAGGAGCGGCATAAGACGCAGATGCTCGAGCGCGGCGAATGGCGCGCGACGGCCGAGTGCTCGAGCGCGCGCATTATCGGATTTCACATTTCCGCCCTGTATGCGCCGCTCGGCTGGAAATCATGGGGCGAGATCGCCATCGATTTCGTCAAATCACACGAGGATCCGCAGCAATTAAAAACGTGGGTTAATACCGTGCTCGGCGAAACGTGGGAGGAAAAAGGCGACGCCGTCGACGCGGATAACCTGCGCGCGCGCCTCGAGGAGTATCCCGCCGAGGTGCCGCACGGCGTCGCGATTTTGACGGCCGCCGTCGACGTGCAAGGCGATCGCCTCGAGCTCGCTGTAAAGGGATGGGGCGCGGCCGAGGAATCATGGTTAATTGCCTTGCATCAAGTACAGGGCGATCCGGCGCGCGACGCTACATGGTTTGAGCTGGATAAAATGCTCCTCGAGACTTACGAGCACGCGAGCGGGCGAAAAATGCCGGCGCGCGTCGTGACAATCGACTCCGGCGGGCAGCATACGGACGAGGTCTATAAATTTTGCAAGGTGCGCGCGGCGCGGCGCGTCGCCGGCGAAATGCAGCATGTCTACGCGATCAAGGGTATCGGCGGCGCGCGCGAGATCGTCTCGAGGCCGTCGACGTCGAATCGCTATCACGTGCGATTGTTCTCGATCGGCGTCGACACGGCGAAGGATAAAATTTTCGGGCGGATGCATCTCAAGGCGCCGGGCCCGGGATTTATGCATTTGCCGATCTGGTCGGACGAGGAGTATCTCGAGCAGCTGACGGCCGAAAAGGCCGTGCGTCGTTACAAAAAAGGGATCGGCGCGGTCCGTGAGTACGTGAAAATCCGCGAGCGAAACGAGGGGCTCGACCTCGAGGTTTACAACCTCGCCGCGCTCTACATCATGGGACTAAAGTTTATCGCCGGCCTCGCGCGACTCGCCGAGGAAATGTCCCGCCCGTTCGATGGCAAGCCTCCGCCGAGCTCGGGCGGCTCGTCGCCGCCGGCGAGCTCGCGCGACGGCGGCTCCTGGATGGGCGGCCGCGGCGGTAAAGGGTGGGTGCATCGCTGGTAATGGGCTATATCTTGTGTCCGAATCTGCATCCACCCACTACAGATTGTAGTTAAACTGCGTGCTGCCACGTGAGAATAATCGCCTAAAGCATTGATACGGTGGCACATAGGGTCTACCGTTCGCGGGCATGACCGCGCCGGCGCAACCGCTCATCCGCACCAACTGGCCTTCAGCCTTCACGGCGGGCGCGACCTTCAAGATCAACCGCTCGTTCGCGGATTACTCCGCAACCGACTGGAATTACTCGCTATTGTTTGCTGGTGCCGGGGTCGCGCAATTCGCCGGCACCCCGCAAATCACGGTCGGTGCGGGCGGCGTTTACAACATCGTGCTCGCGCCCGCGGACACGCAGCCCTTGAATCCGACGGGCGCCGCGAGCGCGCCGTACACGTTTGTCGAGCGGCTCACGGCGATCGCCGACGGCGAAATCGTCGACGTGTGTTCGGGGCGGATCATGATCGAGCCGAATCTCGCCTACGCCGCGGCGGGCGATGCGCTCTCGTTCGAGGAGAAGACGCTCCTGATCTTGGAGCTCGCGGTCCAAGGCCGGCTCACCTCGGACGTTGAGAACTACTCGATCGCCGGTCGCAGTGTCTCGAAAATTCCCGCCCGCGAGCTCCTCTCGCTGCGCGGTCAATTCAAGGCGATTGTGTGGCGCCAGAGAAACCCGGGACGCATCACGCAGACGATCGATGTGAAACTGCGCACCGCCGAATCGGGGCTCCTCCCGGATTACTGGCCGACTTTTTCAACGTAGCGCATGCAAAAACGGCCTGGCGTCATTCGTCGGATTGCCGCCCAGGTCGCGAACCGCCTGGGCGCGTTTGCCGCCGGCGCGAAACGCACCGTGTTCAAGGGCGCCGAGCTCTCGCGCCTGTGGTGGGACTGGGTCGCCTCGCCGATCTCCGCGGACCAGGAGACCTATAACGATTTCCTGCGCCTGCGCTCCCGGGCCCGGGAGCTGCGCCGTAACAATCCGCTGATCCGGATGTACGTCGACATGCTCTCGACGAATGTCATCGGGCCGGCGGGGATGCGGCTGCGGTGCCGGGTGCGCAACGCCTCGGGCGCGCTCAATAAGCAGATCAATCAAAAAATCGAGGCGGCCTGGACGGACTGGAGCGTGTGCGTCACGGTCGACGGTCGCTCCTCGCTCACCGACTGGCAACACGGCGCGGTCGAGTCGCTCGCGGTCGACGGCGAGACGATCGTGCGCAAAATTCGCTCCTTCAAAGGCAACAAATATCGCTATGCGCTGCAGGCGATCGATCCGGACCTCTTGGATCACACGTACTTTCGCACCTCGGGCTCGGGCGATAACCAGAACGAGATCCGCTTGGGCGTCGAGGTCGATGAGTGGGCGACCCCGGTCGCGTACTGGTTTTGGGATCGGCATCCGACCGACATGTACGCCGGCTCCCCGCGAAAGCACATCCGCGTGCCGGCCGAGGAGGTGCTGCACATCTACCGCCCCGATCGGGTCAATCAATCGCGCGGCGTGACCTGGCTCAACTCGATCATGATGCCGACCAAGATGCTCGACGGCTATGTCGAGGCCGAGGTCGTCGCGGCGCGCATCGGCGCCGCGAAAATGGGGTTTTTTCAGTTCAAAGACGGCTCGGACTATGAGCCTCCGAAAGAGGGCGAGCGGCTCTCGATCGAGGCGCAACCCGGGCAGTTTGAGCAGTTGCCGCCCGGGATGGAGTTCAAGGAATGGAATCCGGCCCATCCCGGGACGGCATTCCCGAATTTCATCAAGGCGATGCAGCGCTGGATCGCGTCGGGCCTGCGCATCTCCTACAACACGCTCGCGAACGACCTCGAGGGCGTGAACTATTCGAGCTTGCGCTCCGCGCTCTTAACCGAGCGTGACCAGTGGCGAAAGCTCCAAGTGTGGTGGGCGCAAAAGGTGCTGCACAACATTTATGGCGAGTGGCTCGAATTCGCGCAGCTCTCGAGCCAGGTCATGCTCGACTCGCGCGACTGGTCGGCCTTTCTCGAGGTCAAGTTCATGCCGCGCGGCTGGGCGTGGGTCGATCCGTTGAAAGATGTGAACGCGACGGTCGCGGCGGTGGACAACGGCCTGGCCTCCCGGGCGCGCGAGCTCGCGGAGCAGGGCGAGGACTTCGGCGAGATCGCCGAGGAGTTGAAAGAGGAGCAGGACTTGATCGAGGCGCTTGGTCTGCAATTGACCGGCGTCGGCGTCGGCGCCGGCGCCGCGGCCGGCGATCAACCGAACGCGACGCCGGCTCAGGCCGATGCCGGCGCGGGCGGCTCCGGGCGCGCGGCCGCGCGGCGCGCGAAACTCTTGGAGCTCGTCCACGAGGGCGGCGCGCTCGCCGACTTTGCCGAGGAGCTCCTCGAGGCGCGCGCCCTGGTCGATGAGCTCCTGCGAAAAATCCGCGCCGGCGACCGTTCTATCGCCGTGGCGGCGCGCCGCGACGCGCGCTTACGGCTGGTCAGCAACGAGGAGGATTAGAGGCCGTGGAACCCTTGAAGACGCGGGACATGCTCCCGATCCTGAAACGGACCTTTCACGTCGAGATCACCAAGCGCGTGAAGCTCTCGCCGACCGAGCTCGAGGCGCACGTCGCGGCGCGCGCGGCGGAGAGGGCGCGGGCGCAGCAAGCCGGCGCTCAGATCGATCCCGACGATGATGATGATGAGGACGATTCGGCGGGCGAGGATTCCTACCAGGTATCGCTCTCCTCCGAGGAGCCGGTCGATCGCTGGTTCGGGCGCGAGATCCTCGCGCACGGCAAAGGCAATATCGATCTCTCGCGCGCCGACCCGCAAAGCGGCCTGCCGCTCCTCGCCGGTCACGATGAGCGCTCGCTCCCCATCGGGCGCCTGAAGAACTTGCGCGCGCGCGGCGGCAAATTGAAAGCGACGCTCGTCCCCTCGAAAACGCCGCGCGGCCAGGAGGCCGCGACGCTCCTGGACGAGGGGCATCGGGAAATGTCCTTGGGCTATTCGATATCGGAATACGAATGTACGCCGGGCAAAGCCGGCGAGCCCGATCAGTATCGCGCCACGAAATGGCAGCCCATGGAAGGCTCCCTCGTCTCGGTTCCGGCGGATCCGACCGTCGGCGTCGGCCGTGCGGCCGGCGGCAAATTGTTTCCCGTCAATGTTCTCATCACTCCCGCGCGTGCTGCGCAACCAACAGAGGTAATCACCATGGATCCTACTGCAGATGCGGCCGCAACCGCTCAACGTGTCGCCGCGAGCAAAGCGGGCGCGGAAATCATGCGTCGGGCCGCGCTGCATGGCGTGCCCTCCGAACGTGCCGTCGAGTGGCTCGAGCAAGGCCTCTCGCTCGAGCAAGTGAATAATCACATCCTCGAATTCCGGGCGACGAAACCCGTCAAGCAGCCCGCCGCGGAGCAGCTGCAGCTCTCCGTGCGCGAGGCGAAGGAGTACAAATACGCCCGGGCGATCCTCTCGGCCGCCCACATGGCGGAGGGCAAACGGGGGGAAAAGAATTTCGAGATCGATATTTCAGAGGAGCTCGAGCGCACGCTCCCGAAAGAGTATAAGCAACGCGGCGGCCTGCTGATTCCAACCTCGCTCCGGGGCCTCAAAGGTCCGGCCGGCGCCGCCGGCGGCGCGCCGCCGATCTCCGCCGAACAGCTGCGCAACGTCTCCGACATGCTGACGCGCGCCGGCGGCGCCGGGACGGTCGACTCGATCACGACCAATTACATCAAGGAGGTCGTCTTTCAGCTCTACGGCGGGGAGCTCATCGAGATTTTGCGCGCCCAGGCGCTCGTCATTGCGATGGGCGCCCGGGTGCTCACCGGCCTCTCCTCGCCGATCGCCTTCCCGCGCCAGACGCAGGATGTGACGGCCTACTGGGTGGCGGAGAATGCCGGGACCGAGGTCACGGGCTCGAATATCGCGACCGACCTCGTGACCTTGAATCCGAAGACGCTCATGTCGACGACGGCCTACAGCCGGCAATTGCTGGTGCAATCCTCGGTCGACGTCGAAGCCATGATCCGCAGCTCGATCGCGGCCCAGAACGCGCTCGCGCTCGACAAGGCGGCGATCGCCGGCACCGGCACCAATAATCAGCCGCTCGGCATCTACGGCCAGGCGAATGTCCTCACCATGGATTTCTCGACGACCACGGGGCAACTCATGACGTGGGCCGATATTGTCGGCATGGAGGCCGCGGTCGCGGCGGCCAATGCGTTGCTCGGGACCTTGGGCTGGCTCACCACGCCCTCGATCGCCGCGCGCGGCAAGACGACGCTCGCCTTCCCGACCACCGCCGGCTCCTTTCCGATCTGGATCGGCGGGATCCTCGAGGGCCTCCTCGATGGGTACAAGGCCATGGCGACAAATCAAATGCCGAAAACCTTGGGCACGGGCGGGGCGCTCGGCACCGGCACCTATCACGGGCTCATCTTCGGCAACTGGGCCGATATCCTGATCGGGCAGTTCGGCGGCGCCATGGAGCTGATCGTCGATCCCTACAGCAAGAAGAAGCAGGGGCTCATCGAGGTCACCTCGTTCATGATGGCGGATGTCGCCGTGCGGCATCCGCAAAGCTTCTGCATCGCGATCAACCTAAACCCGTAAACAGCCGCACACCTCTCAATTGGAGGATTTTATGTCAGTCCCTCAAGCGGAGCCGGTCCGAGTCATCGCGCTCCGCGGTTTCGTGGCCTCCCCGGGCAATCCCGCCCGCCCGGGCGAGTGTGTGCCGATGGCCGCATCGAGCGCCCATTTCGCGATCAATTGCGGACACGCGCGCCTCGCGACCGAGGCCGAGCTCATCGGGCCCGGGGAGCGTGACGATGATGAGGGCGATGAGGAGGAGGAGGCGGATAAGGACGAAGAGCCGGACGAGGACGAGGAGGGCGAGAAAGCCTCGCTCCCGCCAGGCGATCCGGTGAAACCGGAGCACCGGGATCCCGCGCCGCAATCGCGGGATCCGAAATCGCGCAAACGCTAGCGAATGCCGAACTTTTATCAAGATGCCGACATTCCCTTTTTGCTGTGCGAGACCGGCGTTTGGATCGAGATCCCAGGCGCCCCGCGCATGAAGGGAATTGTAGACTATGCGAGCAAGGAGTACCTGCAGACTCTGCAAATCGCCGGCATTCGCGGCACCGCAATCACCGCCGTGGTGCAGACGAGCGCGCTCCCCTCGCCGCTTGCGAACAAAACACCGCTCATCGTCGATGGGCAACCCATGATCCTGCGCGATGCACAGCAAGAGGGCGACGGGGCGATCACGGTGCTCCTCTGTGAGCGGCCGCCGCCGTGAGGAGCCTGCGCGCGCAAATCGTCGATGCCGCGATCGCGCTCTTGAATACCTCACCGCCCGCCGGGATCCCGTTCGCCGAACGGATTCGCTTCGAGCCGTACGGGCCCGAAGACCTCCCGGCCATCAATGTGATGCCGGTGCGCGAGGAGTCGGAGAAGAAAACCGGCCGATGGGGACCGCTCTTAACGCGCGGGTTTACGCTGCGCGTCGAGTGCCGGGTCTCAGGCTCGCCGGCCGATGTGATCTTGGATCCGCTCCTGGTGTGGGCGGGTCAATCGTTGGGCGGGCAAGATTTCGGGCTCCTGGCCGAGGACTGCTACGAGACCTTGTGCGAATGGTCCTATGCCGGATCGGATCAAAACTACTCGATGGCCTCGCTCGATTTTAGGATCAATTTCTCAACGCTCTCGAACGATCCGACCCGCAATTCCCTTTTAACCCCGTGAGGAGTACTCGCCCATGACCGCAGTCACCGGACCTTACCCGCAAGCACCTAACCCGGCGAACATGCATCTCGGCCGCGGGATGCTCTATTTCGACAAGTTCATTCCGGGCACGACCACGCGCACGGGCCTGCAGGCGCTCGGCAACTGCACCGCGCTCGATATCGAAGTCAAACCGGAGGTCAAAGAGAAATACGAATCGATGGATCCGGCCTCGAGCCTGTACTCGCGCGCGGTCACGCGCGAAACCGTCTCGATCAAAATCGTGGGCGATGAATTCACGCCGGACAACCTGGCGACGGTCCTCTTGGGTACCGTTGAAACCCTCACCGCCACCGGCGCCGCGGTCACGGCCGAGACGATCACGCCGGCCGCGGGCGCGCTCTTAGGCCGCTATTACGATCTCGCGAACCGCAACATCACGTCGCTGACGGATATCAAACAGGGCTCGACCTCGCTCGTCCTCGGCACCGATTACACGGCCGACTTAGTCCGCGGCCGCATCTATCTCCTGCCGACGGGCGCCGCGATCGCGGCCGAGC